ACAGCATCTCTGCCGCACTGTAAGCTTCGGCCTTGATGTCGGTACCAATCTCTAGCATTGGCACGTTAACTCTTGACAATTGCTGATCGCCAATCAAATACTCAGCTATCCGGTCCTTTACATCGTTTACTTGCTCGTAAAACTCACCAAGAGCCTCGTGGTGAAACCCAACCTTAGTATTGATGTGCTCGATGTGAGCTAATACAGATAGAGAGTAAAACTTCCTGATGAGTACGTCAGGCTTAATCAAAGACATTTCCATTAACATGTTAATTAAATTTAAGTGATATGTTATCGTTGAACATGCAATATACCCTCTTTCCCTCTATCACGTTCCAAAATTTACCTATAGCATCGTACTCTACCTCAGAACCGACCGGCAAATCCGGACAGTTCGTGGACCAAACTATACCACGATTCTTCTCCTTCTTCTTAGCAATATCAGGTATAACAATCAAATCAGATTTAATCTCCTCCTCTACAGGGGATACCAAGATGTAAGACCCGGTAGGAATAACAACGCCATCACGAACTATACAGATAGCATTCCAATAGTCAACAATCCAATACTCTTGGCCTTCGTGCTCAATCAAATTGTCCGGATCGAGCACCACATTAAAGTTAAAGTAAAGCTTATCGCCAACTTGAACATTATGGATAAAATCCTTATCTACCAAGTTCTTGTCAACGTTAACCGGTATGGCTACCACAGTACCAAACGTAGTCGAGTTATCCTCCAATGCGTAGGAAGTATCCTTATAGAAAACTATTCCGCTGTCGGTAGTAACCTCATCACGGAACTTCTTATCTATCTGTACGAATATTTTGTTAAAAACGGGTTGCATATACGCAAATATACTATTAATTCTTTAAAGTATTTAATGCCGCTTCGGCTAGTTTCTTGATGTCTAATATTGTCTCACCATCTTCATGTTCTAAAAATCCTGTTACATCTAGTTCTTTTATTTCAAGTAACATTAATTCTAGATCAGTCGATACGTATTCCTCTCGGAAACATTCCCAAGAAAAATCTACGAAAACTTGTAATACTTGTAATGCTTCTTCTTTTGTCATGGTTTTGTGTATTAATTAATATTATTGTGAAAAAATTATTGTTTTTTGCTAAGTAAATTTAAAATAAACGCTCTACCTAACTGAGTCCATTTCCTGTGATAAATTACATGACCGCTATCTAACACCTCCTGCTTAATATCGTCATAACCATTTCCTGCATAATTAGAATAAAGGACGTAGGTTTTATTTTGCTTATATTGAACTCTTAAGCTACATAGTATATTATTCAATTGGTTACCCGATGTCATTCCAATTTCTTTTGCTATTTCAGTCGTAGTGTAGGTTTTGTTTACATGCATTAAAATAGCGTTTTTAGATTCCTCTTCTTGTCTTAATTTCTTCTCGTTCTTTAAGCTTGTTAAAAGAGCAATAGCAAAATCCGGGTCATTTAACATTTTGTCCACCGTAACTTCTGTAGCATAGATACCATTTTTTCTAATTGATGGTAAAACTTCACTTGTAACCCACTTTTTAAATTGTTTAGCTTCTAGTTTTCTACTGCCTAAAACAGCTGAATAAAGTCCTGATTCTGTTAGAAGTTGTATTCCTGATGAATGAATGTCAACCGTCGGTGAAAGCCGTTTGGTTTCTTCGTATGATAATTTAACAATTTCATCATCATCTAGCCTTTCTAACATTTTTCTATTTTCTGAATAATCTAAAATAGATGATACCTCATTAGATACAAAAAATACCTCGTTTAATTCATTGGTGATTGTTGTTAAATTACCAAATACTTCATGGATAAACTGATTTTCAGTCTTTTTTAACTCTGTGTTTTTTACTTTAATTAATTCTTGCATATTATTAATCTAAAAAACCCCATCAATAAAAGAAGTGGTAGGAACACATTCTAAAATCTCAGGGGTTAAATCTTTTTGTTAAGACATTTCCTACATATCTTTCTATTACAAATATATAACTTTTATTAATACAAATCAAATTATACTAAATTACTTTCAATCGAAGTTCGTGAATATCACGGAGAAACTGCATGTGTTGTTTTTTATCGCCAAAGTTTATGTGGCATGGTCTACACAAAGCTTGCAGGTTTTCTATATTATCTTTTTCTTTACTACCACCCATCCCCCGAGCTTCGATATGATGAATGTCATTTGCACGCATTCCACAAACCTCGCACGGAACGAAGGATTGCTCACCGTGGCCAAAGTAGTCGAAATAAATTTTAGTGTGCTTTTTCATAATAAAAAGTGCCGGGCTTTCCCGGCTGTCATCAACTTCCGTTGAATTTACCAATGCTATTGTCAGCATGGGAGCGGTCGAGGACAGGATTTGAACCTGTAATGGTTGTTAGCGGCTTTTCTGACGGGCGGTACAGTTTCCACGCTGCATCTCCCAATACCAATTCTAACTTAGCGTCTACCAAGTAAGCACATACTATTCCATATGCACTTACATTCCGCCACCCGACCAAGGACTGCTCAGACAACTCGCCCTGTCCTATAAGTTTATTTAAAGTCTCATATAATAAATTTTTAAAATACTACCGAAGTATTCCCGTACTCCGGCAGCTGCCCATGGCTGATAAAAAAACTTGACCGGATACAAATGTAAACTTTTATTAAACAACTACAAAATTTATTTATATTATTAATATCAGGTTTAACCTGACGTTTTTACTATAAATGATAATTTAAAAATGTTACCGAAGCAAAACTCCGGTAACTAGCCCATGACCGAGCCAAAATGACTTATTAATAATTCTTATGGTATATTAATTAGTACTGTTAAGCAAATATAAGAAAAAAACAATTAACAATTACATTAATTAACAATTATAATTACTATTCTAAATATATGTTTCAGATCTTTTCCTTCATCGTACAGTGGTTAAAGCACAAATAGCCCTAACAAGTGTTTAAACTATTCAGTGCTAACCTCTGCTATATGTTTCGAGTCTCCTCTCCACCGCTTATGGCTGTGTTGATATTAGGAATTACAACACTCTAATGTAACTTGATGACATATCCTCTGTCATGGTAGTAGGGTTCATTATTTCGCACTCCCCTGTGATTTACTACCGCCCCATTCTAATCACTTCTTACTATCAGCCGAATCGAGAAAAAGACGCATAAACTGACAAGCAAACTTAACCAATACCCCCGAACTAATAAAACAAACTTCTCCACATGGGGTTTGTAAGTGGGTATATTAATTAATGCCCATTTTGGGGCTGTTTAAGGAGGGGAGGGGAGAAAGAGGGTGATTGTATCATTTTAAAATTAAAGTGTCTAAATCAGCCTGTAATGAAGAAATACGCCAAACAAGAAGTCGTGGTATTTGACAAATCAAAATCCTACGTCCCAACGTGGCGATTAAGGGGTTTGTGAGGGTGAAGAGAGGGGGTTATATCATATATCGGGTACACATGAGTCCGTATGCGAACTGCGAACGAGCGACCGAGTGGGGTCTCAAATTCCAATTCCAAAATCCAAAATCAGGCGGCTAACTACTGACTTGTTAGTTCACGTATGTATGTAATGTGTTGATACATAGCGTGTTATGTTTATGCCCGTAACACATACACTGTGCTGAACTGTGTTAAACTACCCCAAAAAGGGAATCATATATAAAAAATATATTATCCCATTGGTATATATTGGGGTAAATTGGGGCAAAAGTAGCGAATGAAGGCGCTGAGAATCGATTATACGGTTTTTATTTGGCATTTGTTCGGTAATATTGGACGCAAAACAGCAATAACCCCCCTTTATTTCAGTATTTCAATCCTTTATCATCCATTCAACCCCCTTACTTTTCATCATTTAATACCTTTATCAATCATTCTCTTATTCTTTTAATGTATCTAGTTTTATTAAATACTTTATTATCTATTCAATCCATCTACCTTTAAATTAATACTTTGCCATCTATTCCCCTTATATATTAATCCATCCATATTTTAGTTCTTTAACTATACTTTCATTATTAATTACTTTGTTTATCCCGTCCTAGTAAATAAGTTACCAATTCTTTTATTTGTAACTAATCTCTATTAAATATGTTACAGTTTCTTTTGTTCTCTATCTATGTAACAAGTATACCCCCGAGCCGGCAACCTTTCCAATTAGTCTAATAATCTATATATTTGTTGTATATGAAAGTTGATAAATATTTATTTCTATTTCCCGAAGCAGTCCGATTAACTTCGCAAAGGATGAAAGTTAAAAACCTTACTTTATCTGAGCTAACCTTATTATACCTATGTAGGCGGATACATGGCAACATATCGGCTGCAATTGTTGGCCGACTATGTGACAAATACTTTCTAACCTTTACAGTCAGAACTATACGGGAAGGATTAATCACTTTAGCCGAAAATAATCTTCTTATAAAGGATAAAGACTTTTATACGGTTACGGCAGAAGGTAGGGAATTTATTTATCGTGTTAACCGTTATTTAATCAATTTTAGACTATAACCCGTTTAACATTTCTTTAACTAAACTTAACACTATTTTAACATTTAAAGGCTGTCAGAATCGTTTATACGGTTTTTATTCGTACCTGAATGCGTTTATTCTGCTTTAATCGTTATTTGCGCTTATTTATATTGTTTTGCGCCTATTTTACTGTTTATTTGGTCTTATATATCCCTTTACACTATTAGTCCCCCGAGCCGTCAAACTTTGATTGTTTTCTAGTATTTATATTCACATTTATTAGCGTTAACAAAACTTTAACATTTGGCTACAATTCAATACTGTATTGCATTTTCGGCTTTTAACAAAACTTTAATTGGCATTTTTTAAAAATAAATTTGGTTTGATATTCACATTGGGCGTATGTTTGCATTGTTAACGGTTAACGAATCGTTTTCAAGTTCTCTGAAATATTGGCACGAAAGTTACACATGCGACACGGTACATCGCCGTTAAGCACGGACAACGGCACTGCATCCTACACGACTGCAACCCACAAATAAACAATAGTTTACCCGTCTTACCCCTTACATGTGTTAATTAGTAGTCTTCCTTTCGCTATTAATTTCGATATATTCACTTTAATATAGGCGTAGTCACGAGGCTAATAAGGTCGTAGAGGTATATAGATATATTGTCTATACTGATGATCCGCAGAACGGTGAAACCTCAAAACAAAAAAATGACTTATTTAGAACAGAAAAAAGCTTATTATGATAATATTAATAAGGCTAAAAAAACGGACGAAATAAAAAGTTCAGTTAGTGTTTTAGATCCTAATTATAAACTAGAGTATGAGCCAATTATTACTAGTTTTTCAGTATTTAGCGATTTAGTTGACAATTCAATAGACAATAGTTTTTGACTACTAGCCCATCGGTTAAGCCGTGACATTCAATTGTAAATAGGCTCTCATTAAACCTCAAAACAAAATGATACAACTAAACATTGGGCTAAATAATAACCCGTACTCATTTGAGCAATGCAGCAGAATATTAAACTTAATGTTTTTAGCTGAGAGTAGACTAGGCCAAAGCCAATGGGGCGAAGCAGTTGAACCCACAGTAGTTAGTAAAATAACTGAAAATTGGGAATTGTCGGACATTACTATTATGGTAGAGCGTTTATGTGTTACCTTAGAGCAGGATGCGATAGCCATAAAGGTTAATGAAGTTGGTTATCTTGTTTATAATCCCTCTTATGTAGGCGAAAGGTACTCTTATAATGAAGAGTACTTTATTAACTATTAATCCCCCGAGCTGCCAACATGTAGATGTTAACGTGATCAATACACGGGCAGTTCCTCAACAAAACCTCAAAAACATGAAAAAATTACTTTTAATATTAGCAATATTGCTAATAAATTTGCCAATTGATTATAATAAACATTATTGCAATATGCCGCTTCATATTGAATGTGATGGAAATTGCAGTTGTGACGGGCTAGGATGCTAAAAAATAGACTATCGGTTCAGCCGTGACATTCAATTGTGAATAGTCTCTCATTAAAACCTCAAAAACATGTTACATAACGAAAGCCTAAAAGGTGCGGATTCTAGCTATGAAATTAGGTCTAATAGCTTTAAAGCTATACATGTACATATAAAGGATGGCGAAGCCATATGCTTCCCTACTTTACATGACTTTGTACTTTATTGCTATTTTGGTGATTCTAATGTAGAACGCTTTTACTTAAAAGAAAGTTTACTTGATGATCTTTATCAAAACGAAAATTACGATTATCATTCTTTAAAAGAAGCTAGTGGTAATTTGTAAAAAATAGACTATCGGTTCAGCCGTGACATTCAATTGTGAATAGTCTCTCATTAAAACCTCAAAAACATGAAGTATTTTTTAATTAAAACTATCCATGATGTTTATGTAGATAGTTATGATCAGGGTGAATTAGGCCATGTAAACGGTTGGACTCAGGAAGCTAAAATAGAAGCTGAAAATGTAAAAAAAGCAATTGAGCTCTATTTTGAAAAGGAATTGTACTTTTCTTTTAATTTTGATCATTGTGGGATTGACGAAGAAAATTCAAATGAATTGCGTTATTCAAATTTGGTAGACGGTAATAATTCAGAAGCTACCGAAGCAGAAATTGAGCAATGGAAACAAGGTAAAAAAACCTTATACACTAATAATATTTGCTTAAGAGTATTTGAAATTATCCCTTCGCCTATCGTATAATCCCCTTTCCCGTCGGTTAAGCCGTGGCGTTCGATCGCAAATGGGAGCTCAACAAACCTCAAAACATGAAACAAATTACACAACAAGCGGTTAGCGCTTTTTTGAACAGTCAAAATTTTGTTAAGGATAACACTACTGTTCGTATTTATCCCGACTGTGTAGAATTAAGACTACACAACAATTTAATCGCCAAAAAAAACAGCGAAGGTATTTTTATCTCTAATGCGGGATGGCAAACTAACACTACAAAAGAGCGCTTGAACGCTATCCCTAATGTAAGTATCTGCCAAAAAAAGGGCGAATGGTATTTAAACGGGCAAAAGTGGGACGGTTCGTGGATTAAAATTTAGTTAACTAGCCTATCGGTTTAGCCGTGGTATTCAATTACGAATAGGCTCTTATTAAACCTCAAAAACATGACTACAAAAGAAAAGTCAACCTTTAAGAAAAACGTGCTTGAATTAATAGAGCATGTTAGATTATATGGTATCCCAAAAGAAGAAAGCACATTTGTAATAGATAAAATGATGTTTTTCAGAATGAGAGCCATAAAAAACGATCCTGAAAAGTTAGAACTAGCAAATAAGCTAGATAAAAACGGAATTTTATTTTAAACCTTAAAAAACCTCAAAAACATGACATTTTTTATTATTTTAGGCGCTATCTTTATTTCTGTATTAATCGCAAATGATGCACTTAAGGAGCCTGACACTGATGTAGAATTTAACGCTATATTTGAATAGCAAAACTTCCTGACGGTTTAGCCGTGGTATTCAATTACAAATAGGCTCTCATTAAACCTCAAAAACATGAAAAAAAATTATTATTACATTGTGCCATATCATCAAAATGAACCCCTATGTATTGTACATACAAATAATATAGGTAAGGCTATTGAGAATTACCCGCAATGTGAATATTCGCCTTGTCCTTATACTTTGGATGATATTTATACTCTAGGAGAAGCTATCGAGTATTTATATTAATCATTTCGCCTATCGGTTTAGCCGTAACATTCAATTGTAAATAGGCACTCATCAAAACCTCAAAAAATGGATTACAAACAAAAGTACGAACAGCTACTAGCTGAATTTGAACAGTACAAAAAAGAATCGGTTAAATGGTCAATAAACGACTTTGCCGATTGGGGATTAAGCGAGAATCAGGCTAAATGGGCGCTAGAAAAAATGATATCTAGCCATGATGCAAGTATTGGCATTACATGGGATACGCTTCATCATTGGGCTATTGAAGCTATGCTCAACGTACCTTAACGGGTACAGTTTCCCCTTAAACCTTATTAATAATGCCCTATCGGGTATAAAATACTACACTATGAAAAACGCCCTTAAAGTTATTGCTATTGTCTTAGTCTTGTTACTATGTACACTAGCTGATAACATTTAGTCCCCCGAACTGCAAACTTTTTAGAAGTTATTGTGAGCGATACACATGCAGTTTCTTTTTTAATCTTCAAATCAAGCCTCATGCGCAAAAAAACAAAAGCGGTAGTATCCGCTAAACCTGATGGACGAATTATAAGAAGATTCATTAAACCATCAAACCACAGTAGAACTTTAATCATTTTAAGGGAACTTAATATTGATGTAAAGGAATACATGAACGACTGCAAGTTAAGATCACTTTTCAGGCAGTCTGACTTAGGACTTATATAAAGTTCTATACTAGCGGTCAAGCCGTGGCGTTCAATCGCAACTAGTAACAAGTTGTTGAGGTTAGGGAGGTGGCTTAGGCTGCCTCTCTTTTTTGCCTTTTAAAAACAATTATTAGTAAATTCGTAAAAAACACATATTATGAGAGCATTAAATCAAGTACCGTACAACCAACATTTACTAGCTAGTGAAATTCTAGCTAATTCAGAAAAAGTCCTAGGTCAAAAAACGGAAGTTTACCCCGTTAAAAATGGATTCAGAGCGGTTAGAAAGGAATTGTCCGACAATTCAATTCTCGCCACTTCTAAAGTTTATAAGACCGAAGACGAGGCACTAGCCAATCTTTATTAAATTGCAGAAATGCAATGATCACTTAGCTTAATGGGAAAGCGCCTGATTGTATCAGGTAGTTGCCGGTTCGATTCCGGCATTGGTCGCTAAAACAAACCTAAACAACATGAAAGTACACGAATTAAACGACTTTAATAAACGTAAAGTCAAGGTCTACGACATAGACAAAAAAGAACTGATTGCAGAATGCGAAACGATGAGCGAAGCTTCCCGCCTTACCGGACTTAAGCATTCAATCATTCAGGACTGCATCAAATTCAAACACAGAAGTTACACTAATCGTTTAAACAAAAAAATTACATTCAGATGAGTATATTTAAAAAAGTTATTGAGCACATAGAACTTAACAAGCCGTTTGGATTCGATCTAAATGGCTTTAATCGTTTCCCCGATAAATTTGTAGGCAAAGAGCCTAACTGCGTAGTTGAAAATTCATCGGCAGTAGGTTGGCATTTGCAAGAGTTTGTAAAGAAATCTTTATATAAAGACTATTTAATTATGGGATTTGAACCATTACCTAACGGAAAAATAGCATTGTATTATGAGTAGTATCCCAACAATAAACCGAACATTTAACAAAATTGTAAACGAATTAAATCAGGCGTTAAGTTCCAATGATGTAGACCGTAAAGCTTGTATAAATAGGCAGATTATATACATGGAAGCACTTAACGACCGTTTAGTTAGATTAATTAAAGAACATGAAGCTAGAAGAATTAAGAAATTGGATAAAGGAGATAACTGATATTGACGTACTCCGTATTAAAGGTAGAAAGCGCCACAATATCAGAGTTAAGGTGGCATTTATTTATATTGCCACTAGAATGTACGGGTTTACTCTTGAAGAGATTGCCGCATTCTTAAAGTATAGAGATCATACCTCCATTATATACCACAGAAATCAGCACGAAAGTTGGATGAGAAGCGATGTTTTGTATTACGATATACACAAAGCTCTTACTAAAAAAATAAGCGATTCTCCTGACCCTAACTTAGTAGAGGTACTTACACTTATTAATAACATTTAATCCCCCGAACCGGCAGCATTTGCCGGTTTTTTTTATGGTAGAAACTATCTGTATAAATAACGCCAATAGGCCAAAGGAAATACCTAAAAATAAATGGCTAGAAGAAAACAAAAAGTACAATGTAATCTTTACGTGTACCGCATTTTTAGATGCAGCATTTACTAAAAAAACTCTAGCCTTTCAGTTGGCCGAAATAGAACTGACTGACGACCATTTACCGTATGAGTACTTCTCGTCCCACAGATTCGCATTCACAGAAGAAAATTTACTTAAATTAAAGGCGCTCATTAAGGACTGCGAAGACATCGACTTTTCAATTGAAGAGCTGATGGAGCAGTGTCAAACCCAATACGTATGAATATAAAACTATACTCCCGTGATGGCGTTTATTACGCTAGAATTTACCACAACAAAGAAGCTATCCGGCTATCTACCGGATGCAAGGACTTGAATTTGGCTAAAGAAGAACTGTTTAAGATAGAGAGGCTTATCACTGATGGCGGTATTGCTAATATCAAGAACAGATACTTAGAAACCAAAGGCGAAAGCAGCAGCGACTTAGTGGAACTTTGCGAAAAATATATAAGGGAGGCAGTTCGGGGGACTATTAGAACAAAGTCCAACTCCATCATCAAGCCATCATCAATCAGCACCTACGGATTTTCTATTAAAACTTTGCGAGAATACGCCTCATTTAAGGGCTCTATTGATCTTAACGACTTTACACTTGACGGATTGGATTTAAGGGTTAAATCAGCCCTTTCTGACCGATTTGACGCATACTTTAATGGTTTAGATAGTTGGATGCAAGAAAAGGAGTACAAAATTAACACACGAGCTGACGTAATCAAGAACATAACTATCATAGTTAACCACTACAAAGAAAAGTTGTTCCTGAATTTACCTAAAATAAAAAGTTTGGGTAGAAACGAGCCGCCAATAGTAGTATTGGATCAAGAATTTGTTAACGACTTTGTATTAAATACGCTGCATACTAACAATAAAGACCGGTTTATGTGGGAGTTATCATGCGTTATGATGGTTACTTCGCTTAGAATATCGGATGCAATCAGCTTAGACAAGTCGGATATAAATAATGGATTCTTGATTAAAGAGAATAAGAAGACCGGAACCAACACTTCCATCCCGCTTCCTAAGGTATTGGCAGATCATATTTCCGGCAATATTTCCGAGTTCGGGGGAGTATATAGTCTGAACGCTGACGAAAGCTATTACAGAAAAAACATTAAAAAGTATTTCAGCAAGTTCCCTGCCATGCACAAAGAAGTATCCATTAAAATAACTAAGCCGGATGGGTCTAAGGTAGTTGAAACAAAAAAAATGTACGATTGGGTTCATCCACACATGTTAAGGAAAACAGCTATTACTTGTATGCTTTCTAACGGAGTGTCCCCCGAGCATGTCAGATTTGCAAGTGGTCACAAACCAAATTCAAGTTCCTTTAACCGGTACGTTGGATTTGTAGAGAGTAATTTTAAAAGTGAAATAGGATCTTATTACAATAAAATATTTAAACAATGATTATAAAAGTAAAAGCTGAACAAGACCCTAACACTACCCCGATAGAAAGAATAAAAGAAATAGGAAATCTTATTGATTTTGAGAATAAAGTTGTTAGAGTTCCATTAGGAGTAACCGAAAAAGAATTAATTGATTCATTAAATTATCAAATAGTAAATAATATGAAAACAGTATTTAAAGTTGGGGATAAAGTGTACGATGCTCGCTATGGATGGGGTGAAGTTACTGATATATCTTTTAGTACAAAATATCCTATTGAGGTTGCATTTGATAAATGCAACGGTTATAACGATTATTATACTTATGCCGGTCTTGACAATGATTTAGATAGTTTAACCCCTTTATTATCCTTCACAGAATACACCTTACAAGGTTTCAGCCAAGAAAGAGCAGAACTATTACCCGAAAGAGGGCAAATTGTATGGGTGAGAGATAGTGAAAATTCTGATTGGATATGTGCGCAATTTATGCGGAAAGAGAAAGGAGTTTATATAACAACAGCCATAGATCCATTTAATGATGAAAACGGAATTTGTTATAATTTATTAACCACTGAAAATCCATACATTAATAAATAAATAATAATGAAAAGGTATCATTTAACATTCTTACGTGATGGAAAATATGTAACAGAATTTGCAGAAGTAAGTTCATTGGAAGCATTTATGGCTATTGAGATTAAGTTAGGTAGGGAAGTACATTTACTTTATAGTAGAGAGCTTTCTCAGGATGAATGGAAAGATGCTAAGAGTTTAGGATTGTAAACTTACTGCTAACGGACGGTAAACGGCTATACGCAGTAATTTTAACGACTTTAAAATAGAAACAATGACAGATAACGAAATTAAAGAAAATTGCTTACAAGAGGCGGGAATAGATTTATGCAGGTACAGCTACAAGGAACTGAATGAAATAAAAGATGCACTTCGTAGATACCACGATGCTAAGTTAAAATTATTGAGTATATCCGATGTTAGTGGGCGAAGCGAACTGTTAATTGCCTTATATAACATTGAAAAGATATGTGATAATCAAAATACAACGCACGAACAAATATGGAGAATAGCTCACGAGGCAATTAATAGCCACTAACGTGTTTTCGCTTGCCGTCAGGTGGGGCAATCGAAGCACTAAATCCCAATAGTAGTAATAATTTTAAATTTAAGTACAATGTTTAATAGAAGCACATCAGCCCCCAATGACGCAAAACCCGTGTTATCGGCTGCTGCGGTTAAGTTATCGAAAGCTAAAATTCGAGCAATAGTATTTGACAAGTGCGGTGGAAAGTGTGCTTATTGTGGCGTTGATTTGGCTAAAGGATGGAATGTTGACCATATTAAACCACAGATTTTTGGTGGAACAAATGATTTGGAAAACCTGAATCCAAGCTGTAAGGATTGCAACAATTACAAATGCCATACAGATTTGGAAGGATATAGAAAGCAACTCCACAAGATGCTAAATGAGAAATTGGAATACTTATTCAAAAGCAAAACTAAAATGCAAGTGGCTATGAATATGGGTTCAATTAAGCACACTTTATGGGATGGGAAATTTCATTTTGAACGTGTTGGTAGCAGTTGCCGCTAACGTTTTGCGTATTGGCGTTGGTGCTAACACGAATTTCAAATTGAAAAAATAAATTTAAAATATATGGAAAAATTTGAAGTAAAAGAACAAGGCAATAACGCTAATACGCTGTTATCGGCAGTTAAATTAGCTTATCACCAATACAAATCTGATTTAGATTATGTAAAGAACAAAAGCAATATATGGGAAGGTAAACCTTATAGATGGGGGTTAACTCATTTAGCAATCGCTAAACATAGATTTTATTGGTTTGTGATTAAACGTTAATTGCCGCTAACGCTCCCACGCTTGGCGAAGGTGGCGATTTTTACCACAAATGCCGATGCGGAGGACGAATGTTGAATATAGCAGTAATGTCGAGCGGAGTACTGCACCGCCACTTTTGCCAAACGTGTGTTAGCAGTAGTGCGGTTTAATTAGCAATAACTTAAAATTGAAATAAAAAATGAGAGACGTAAAAGAATTAGTAGGCAAAACGCTTACCAAAATTGAAAACAACAATGACGAATTAATTTTCTATTGTGAAACAGGTGAGGTGTATAAATTATATCACTCACAAGATTGTTGCGAATCTGTATCTATTGAAGATATATGTGGCGATTTGGACGACTTAATAGGTACACCAATTCTATTAGCAGAAGAAGTGTCTAATGATGATTTTGTAAAAACATTTGAAAGCAAATTCAATAAAACAAACGAATGGGGTTCAAAGGTAGATGAAGAGGGTAATTACGAACCTGATTCTTGCACTTGGACATTTTACAAATTCGCAACAAAAAATGGATATGTAGATGTTAGGTGGTACGGTGAATCAAATGGATACTATTCCGAGTCTGTTGATTTTATTTTGGTAGGCGTTGATTCGGAGTATTAATGTAGCATTACTGCTAACTCTCAAATCACCGCAATGCGCAGTATTGTATTACTGCGAAACAATAAAGTATTTAATAATCAAAAAATAAAAACAAAATGAAAAGAATTATTTTCGCATTAACTGTATTAATGAATACGGTAGTTTTAAACGCACAAAACATTACATTACCGTCAGGTAATACAATAACGGGAGGTTCGGGAAACGCAGGTATTATTACAATAAACGCTACCGGCAACGGAGAAATTATCCTTGACGATAAAACAACAATAAAAGGTAACTCATCTGTTAGTGGATTTATGTCAATAGGACAAAAACTATCTATTACAGGAGTTAATGGCGAAGGAATTAGTATGGGAAGTACTAAAATAACTAATCTAGGTAAAGGCGTAAATTCAAATGATGCAGTAAATGTCTCGCAATTAGACGCCGTAAAGTCTTCGTTAACATTAGATATTAAGAAAGCTAAAGATGAAGCCATTAAAACATCTAATGATTATACAGACAGTAAGTTTACTTCATTAGACAATAAGGTCAACACAGAAGTTGCTCGCCTAGATAAGCGTATTGGCGCAACCGACACTAAGGTAGCTGACTTAACCAAAACCGTTGAGTCTAATAAAGCAGAAGCAAAAGCATACACGGACGCTGAAAGTATTAGAGCAATCAACGCAGAGAATGCGTTAGGTAATAGAATTGATAAGGAAGCAGAAAGAGCTAGAGAAGCAGAGCGTGAATTGCGTACCGATTTAAGCCTTGAATCAAGAAGGGCGAGACTTGCCGAAGGAGCAATAACAAATGAGATGATGGGTATTGCTGCAATGTCTGCGGCTATGAGTGCGGCTAACGGATCACAGATTTACAACTCTCAGAAGAGAGGAAACTTGTCTTTTGGTACAGGATTTTATGGTAATGCTGCCGCTGTTTCAGCAGGGTTCTCTTACTTTGTAAGCCCTAATGCTAAGATTTCTGCAAACGTGGCGTCAGGTAGTAACACACGAGCTGCTGCTGCCGGCCTTGGATTTTCTTTTGGATTCTAAATAACACAGCCCCTCTGTAATGGAGGGGCTTTAAAACTAAACACATGAACAAACTACCAACATGGTGCGAAATGTCTCTGCCTGAAAGACATAAAATATTAGGCGAACTAGTTGACGCTATGATTTATAGCGGAGAGGCGGTCTTAGAATTAGAATTAAAGATTGAAGAGTTTAAGAGTAAGGGTTATATAAGGTCGGTTATAATGCCGGAAGACATAGCTACTGATTAAACTGACACTAAATAAAACTTAAAACATGCAACTATTAGCCATTTTAATACAGATAGTAACACTTACTACCTACATGCCTACGGTTCGGGAGTGCGATAGTAGTCCAAACATTACAGCCTCAGGTTACAGAATAGGATCGTCCAATAAAAAAATAATAGCAGTATCAAGAGACCTTAAAAAAACCTTAAAATGGGGAGATCGGGTGCTCGTATCTAACGCCGGAATATTTAATGGTATCTATTACGTACACGACCTAATGAACAAGAGGCACACAAAAAGAATTGATGTACTGATTTACAACAAAAAACTTTCTACCAAAATGAATAACGTCTATGTGAGTAAATTGTAGTCAATGTGAATATATTTTTACTTATAGTGTCGTACATTCGCATGGTGAAATACGATTATATTAACGATACGTTTACGCTTAACGGTAAGACTTACGAATTAAAGCCTTACCGTAAATGGCTTTTAGCTAATCAAAGCGATTTGTGCACTAATCATTTTATTAAAGCAATTTTAAAGGATAAAAAGATTGTGTTTACTTTTGATTGGCAGTGTATTTACTTTACCGCTTCCGAGTACGGTATAATTAACGAGTATATTAATTCTTTATAGTGGGAAAAAGGTTGGCAGGGACGTTTTCACCTGTTCGTTTAGTTGCCGGTTCGATTCCGGCTCCCACTCCTAAATGCGGGATAATGCAGTGGTCAGCAGCGGAGCCTCATAAGCTCTGAGTCGTTGGTTCGAATCCAACTCCCGCAACTAAATTTTATCGAATGAATGAACTAATTAAACAGCTTAGCAAAGAAATCCCCTATCAGTGGCGGGTGCAGTCTAGGAACAAAGACAAAACTAAAGCCATCTGTACTGCCTACATTGATGCTAGGGATGTGATGACTCTGTTGGACTCCTCAGGTGCAGCTTGGCAGTCAGATTTTAAGGAGATTGCAGGGTTTATATTTGCCGGTATTGGTATAGAGGTTGACGGAAAAACTTATTGGAAGTGGGATGCCGGATCAAGAATAGAGAATGACTCTAAAGACAATATGTTCGAGCAAGCGGGAAAATCGTCAGCATCGGACGCCTTTAAAAGAGCTGCTGTTCAGTGGGGTATTGGTAGATTTATTTATGAAATACCTCCGGTTACATTGCCGTGCGATCAGTTTGGTAATGTTGTAGATGATAGCGGACAGAGAGTTTGGGATCTTACTAAACATATTAATACTAGAAGCAGTAAAAAGGTTAAACAACCTGAGAAACCTTCTTCCCCCGAACCGGCAGAATTAAAGAAGCTAGATTCTAAGACCTATGATGCAATGGTAAAAGCTATTAATGACGGAAAGGTTGATGATGTAAAGGCGGCACTACCAAAGTACGATTTAACCTTACAACAAAGAACTTTATTAACAACTCTTATTAACAAGAAATAAATATTTCCATCGTTTAAGCACTACGGCGGGCTGTTTCTACGGCCTGCCTTTTTTAATTTAAAAAATATGAAAGCATTTAAAAACTTTACCTTGATTGATGCCTCTAAAATGAGCGAAGAAGAATGGCAGTTTGCTAGGTCTCAGTTCTCATTAAAGGGTTGTATAGGCGGATCGGATTGCGCAGTCTTATTAGGGCTCAGCAAATACAAATCGCCTATAAGTTTATTTTATAACGCCATTGGATTAGTCCCACTACCTAGTGTAATGAACAACGCCTTACTTCACGGTAAGCAGTTGGAAGATTACGTTGCAAAGTGTTGGCAGTACTATGACGGCACTGACGAAGGATGGATTGCCAATACCTTAGCAAATAATAAAGTAAACAAGTACAGAAAGTACAAGAAAATAATTGTAAATCCTAAGTATCCGGCTCTTGCTGCAAATATTGATGGGATTATAACAAAGTTTGATGGCAAGAAAAGCGAACATGGTATATTAGAAATCAAAACTATATCAGGTTACGCCTCCGATAGTTACGTTGGCGGTATTCCCCCATCATACGTTTGTCAGATTAACCATTACATGCTAGTTACCGGATTTAAGTGGGCGTGCATTTGTTATCTTAAGGATGGCAGGGAGTTGGGAAGAGTGGTTTACGAAGCTGACCCAATTATTCAGAATGCAATATTAGAATCGGCCAATGAGTTTCAGTCTAGGGTATTAGCTTTTAGAGAAGCCACTGCCGGCATAACTGATAAGGATATGTTATGGCAAATAGCTAGCCAATACGAGCCTGATGCGGACGCCTCTGATGATTTCAATAGATTCATATCTGAGAAGCACAAGCAAAGGGAAGAAGAAATAAATATAATTGGCGAAGAAGCTGAAAATAACTTAGCTTTGGAGTATGTCACTGTAAGTAGTGAGATAAAATCCTTAGAAGAAAATAAACAACTATTACAAAACAAATTAAAACAACACATGGAAAAGCAAGGCGCTACTAGTATGACCTTGCCATCCGGAAAAATAACTTGGAGAAAATCCTTTTTAGTAAAATTAAAACAATAAACATGACAAAACTTAGAGACATCGAAAGAGCAATGAGACCACAGTTTATCTTTGACAGATCGGCGTTAAAGCCCCTTCAATTGAATCAGGATCAGGAAGGAACCAAGGATTTAGCTAGAATGATTTTTGTTGGTGTGGCTGACATGTACGGGTTTAAATCCGGAGACATTACAAACTTCTTAGATATGGGCTACGACTCATACCGAAACAAGTTAAGCGAGTTTAAGGCTTCATTTAAGGAAGCTCAGAGAAGAGTAAATAGAGGTTACATAAACCTTGAAGAAGACAATATCAAGAAGTTTTACTACAAAACAAGCTTAGTATTAAATTACATTAAACTTAATTACAATACCGAACCCTACTTAAAACTAGAAAAATACATAACACATGAGTAACATAACGTTTCACGGAAGGATTATCAGCGTATCAGACCCCATTGTTTTTAATAAAAATAATACAGACTATACGTACCGGACTATCTTGTTTCTGTTGTCAGACAATAACCAAGAGCCGTTATTAATTGGTAAGAATAGGTTAGCTGTTACTGATTGGTACGATTTAGAGTTACCGGAGGTCGGTTCAGTATGCAAGTTTACTGTTAAGATAAGTTCTGAGAATAACCGTAAGTCCCCCGAACTGTTTTTTCATAAAATTAATTTACAATCAATCAGGGAGATATGAAAATAACTATCGAGCATTACAAGAATAAATACACCTATGAGAATGAATGGGGGGCAAATGGCCTTCCATTTATGAACAAGGACGTGATTGATGAGACAAGCCTTCCTGATGCAATAGAGGCAATAGCTAACTTATTGGTTCTAGCGGGATGGAGTATTGATACAATTAAAAGCGTAATGAATGAATACTCAGAAGATAATTAACCTATTCAGTACAAAGGCCGATGCTCTTGCCGCTATCAATTTATTAATAATATTTAATGCCGATGACGATATGCATTGGATTCAAATGAAAAAAGAAATTGAATCGTTTGATGACAAGGGCTTAGCTAAGAAAGTACTAGATTTTTTTAATGAAACTTGCGAAACAAATTATTCTAATACTGAAAAAATAAAGGCAGTAATAAGACAAATTCCTAAGGTTACATTTGCTCACTTTGAAAGCGTTATTCTTCATAAAAAAGAAAAGTGGGGTAACGATCCGGAGATGAGGCAATACCTTAGGCCGGCTACTTTGTTCGGAAGTAAAAATAAATTTATGACTTATTGGGAGGACGCCAATGAGTATTGGATATTAAAATCAAAACAAAATGGCGGACAACATTAAATTAAAAGTAGAGCAGTTGGAAGATAAGTTAGTCAAAATGATTGACAATTTCAATGAGCTACACCGGCAAGCAAAGTATCTGAAAAAAGATATAGCTGCAAAGAATGAAGAGTTAAGGTTGCTATACAAAAAACTATACAAATGATCAATAAACTACGTAATCTAGGGATAGATGTTAAACTAGGATCAAGAGGAGACGTTAAGGTTAAATGCCCGAAGTGCAGCCCTGATCGAAAAAACAAAAGCGATTTATCTTTATCGGTTAACGTAGAGAAGGGTCTTTATAGGTGCCATCATTGCGACTTCAAAGGAGGGGTAAGTAACTTTTCTAAAAAGGAATACACTCGCCCTAACACAACTGAACTTAAAAGGCTTTCTCAGCCTGTAATAGATTGGTTCGCAGCTCGGGGGATAACTAATCAAACTCTTCTTAGATACCAAGTATCAGAAGGATCTGTATTCATGCCACAAGCCGGAGAGAATAGAAACGCCATACACTTTAATTACTTCATCAATAACGAATTAGTCAATGTTAAATTTAGGGATCGTGACAAGAACTTTAAGCTTGTTAGCGGCGCTCAGTTGTGCTTGTATGGACTTGATGTTGCATTGGATAACAGTTCTGACTCATTGGTTATTTGTGAAGGCGAGTGTGATGTTATGGCGTTTTACGAAGCGGGTATTAAGAATGCGGTAAGCGTTCCAAATGGCGCATCTAAGGGTAATCAGAAGCTAGAGTGGTTGGAAGAAATGCTCCCGTATTTGGAAGGCAAAACTATTTACTTGGCAGTTGATATGGATGAGGCCGGCAGAAACCTTAGGGATGAGTTAGCTAGAAGACTAGGTAAACAAAACTGTAAGGTAGTTGTCTTCCCTGAAAAGGACGCTAACGATACGCTGAAATCGCACGGAAAGGAGGCATTAGAGGCTTGTATTTTAAATGCCGAGTATTTCCCTATTGACGGTATTGAGGTCGTTAATGGGGCTGATATGGCCTTACTGTGGGAAGAGGGTTATCCTAAGGGGTACGATACCGGATGGGCAAATATGGACGACCACTTCGTTTGGCACCCCGGAATGGTTACTTTGATTACCGGGATACCGGGTCATGGTAAAACTACTTGGCTAAAGAATGTCTTGATGAATTTAGCTAACCGTCATGGATGGTCGTTTATGTTGTACTCTGCTGAGGAGGCAAGCGCAAAGATGGCTATTACTGATTTGATTTCTATTAAGACCGGTAAGAGTTTTTTCTTTTCCCCGAACTGTCAGAGAATCACAAAGTCGGAGGTAGAAATGGAGACTTTATTTATCAACGACCACTTTAAGTATTACGAACTTGACGAGAATGATAGCACAATAGAGTCCATCATGGCCAAGGCCGAAGAGATGATTAAGCGCACCGGAATAAGGGGTATCGTTATAGACAACATGTCTTCTGTTGAGCGTGGAATTGTCAGTTCGGGGGATAAAAGGCATAACGCCATAGGTGATATGATGAGAGACCTAAGGAAGTTTGCAAGAAAGCACGATGTACACGTTTGGCTAGTGGCTCACCCTAAAAAAATGAGCAAGGCAAATGGCGTTTACGAAATCCCTACCGGCTATGATGTTGGCGACTCTTCCCACTATTACAACGCCCCCGATAATGGCATCACAGTTTACAGGCGTGAGAACACAACCGAGATTCACTTTTGGAAAGTAAGGTTTAAATTCTCAGGTCAGCTAGGCACCGACAGCTTTGTTTTTAACATATCAAATTCTATTTACACACCAACAAGTAACTTAAATGTCCTCGATAAAACGAAATTTAAAAACCAACCAACCGATTATACACGATTCCTTGCAGCAGGTAATCTATAAAGATTCATGGAAGAGCGCTAATAACGGAGGTAAAATCAGGGAGTGGGTGATATTAGAAAAGGGGATTGATATGTTAAGGCTAGCTGAGCCGGAAGAAGTTGTGCCAAATGAAAATAAATTTTATTTAGTTGACCCAATTAATAAAAATATTTTCTATCTTAGCACTTTCCATAACGAAGTTGAATGGTCAACAATAGAAGATTTTTTAACAGCAAAAAGAATTTATGTTAAGAGAACAGATAAAAAGAGCGATAGCAAACCACCCGTCAGTAAGCATAGTAGGGATATTCAGTCTACTCTCTTCTAGTTTTGCGGACGTATCAATCGAATTAAATAACATGGTAGAGGAAGGTGTAGTAAAAAAATCCAATAGGTTTTACACTTTACCGCCAATGTACACACAAACAAAAATACACTATGAAGATTAACGCTAGAGCCAAAGGGCATACATACGAAAGGGAGATAGCTAAATGGTGGCGAGATCGGGGGTTCGAGAATTGTAAAACCTCTCGGTACGAATCAAAGATGCTAGACGATCTTAAGGTAGACTTAACCAATACCAATCCATTTAACTGCCAATTAAAGGCGGTAGAGAATCTTGGTAGTATTCATAAAGTACTAGACAGTATGCCTAAAGACTCTAATTACAATCTAGTGTTCCACAAAAAAACAAGACAAGGAACCATCGTAGCAATGAGCTTAGATAGTTTCAAAGAATTAATTGACATGCTTAAATTAAATAAAATTATATGAAAACAACTTTTAATGTAGAAAAGGAAGAGTTTATCTATTTATTATTTCCGGCAGTTGCACTGATTTATGATAGTTATCGAAAGGAAGTTGCGTTAGCGGTAGGGTTCTTAAATTTTGCGTTTGAATTAACTTTTAAATTTTAATAAACATGAGCGAAAAAATCTATGTTGGGAAAGTATCCCAAAAGGAAAACAAGTTTGGACAAGTTGAAACAGCCATCTCTTTTGGTCCTCAGGATTGGGAAAAGATTGGCGTTAAGTTCGATGGTTGGAAAAACTTTGTACTTAAAAGTTCTAAGGATGGTAGACCGTACCTAGAGTTAAATACTTGGGTTCCTACTGAAAAAAAAGCAGAAGACAAGCAGAGCAATGACGGATTACCATTTTAAATCAATAAAGCCCCTGAGAGTTCGGGGGCTTTTAAACTAAATTTATGATACTATCAGACAGTGAAATATTAAATCAAATGGAAGATGGTAATATTGCGATATTCCCATTTAACATAGAACATTTAGGTAGCAATAGTTACGATGTTCACTTGGGCAAGACACTAGCTGTTTACGACTCAGAAGTATTAGACGCTAAGAAGCACAATAAGATTAATTGTTTTAACATACCGAAAGAAGGATTTGTATTACAGCCAAACGTGCTTTATCTAGGTTCTACTATCGAGTACACAGAAACTTACCGCCATGTTCCAATATTAGAAGGCAAGTCAAGCACCGGCAGGTTAGGTATTTCTATCCATATAACAGCAGGGCTAGGTGACGTAAATTTTAAAGGGTATTGGACGCTAGAAATTACCGCCGTAAAGCCTGTTAGAATATATGCAAACATGCCAATAGGCCAATTAGTATATCATGCTATAAAGGGAAATGTAATTAATCCTTATGATACAAAAAAATCAGCAAAGTACAATCATCAATCAAGCCTACCGGTCGAATCAATGATGTTTAAAAACTTTTAAAATGATAACAAAGGAATACTATCTAGCTAATAGGTCAAATATGACTTATCAATTCATGTACGATGTGTACTTGGATACTAATCCAAAGCGTGTCTTAGATTTCAATGGGTTTATACACTCAATCAATCAGTACTTAATGATTAATTTTAGTAATATAAACAATTTAGTTAGCGATATTGTATCCTTTTATGACAACCACTTTGAAATAAGAATATTAACTAAAGGAGATAAAATACTAAAAATATGGTAAGGGTTCACATAGAAGCATAGCCTAATTTAATGTCTAATGAGTACGACATAGATAATAATTGTGTAAAATATTCTAAACATTGGAATAAAGAGTACAGGGGCAAAATAGTAATGAAAGCTGTTGACGATGGTAATAATATTACTATCCAACGAGCTAAGGACAGTAATATTAAACTAAGCTATTCGGAAGCTAACCGAATTGTTAATAATATTATTGCATATTAACGATTCTAGGATTGAATTTAGAGAAAAAAACAATAACTAAAACAATAAATAATGCCAAATAATTTAGTAGATCACCCATCCCATTATGGGGGTGAAGGAACGTATGAAGTAATTAATGTGTGCGAAGCATGGGGCTTGCACATGGACGCCTATTTATTTAATGTAGCGAAGTACATAGCTAGAGCCGGGAAGAAAAGCGTAGAAACGGAGATTGAAGATTTAAAGAAGGCATCATTTTATCTTAACAGAAAAATACAATTATTAGAGAATGGAAAATAAAGTAGAATTGCTTTCGCATTTTGGAGATGATTTAATGGCGGTAAATTCGGCTCGTGTGTCATTCGGCAAGTCAAAAGACATGCTAGATGAAAAGGATGAAAGACTTATAGAATATTTAGTTGAACATAAACACACAGCGCCTTTTAGACACCCTCAGTTACAGTTTAGAATAACTTGTCCTATTTATGTAGAAAGACAGCTTTTTAAACATCAAATTGGACTATCCGCCAATAGTATAAGTGGTAGGTATGTAGACTTTAGTGATAGTTACACTACTATTAAGGAATGGAGAAAGCAATCTAAAGATAGCAAGCAGGGGAGTGATGGACTAATACAATCACAATTGTCAGCCGCTTATATTGAAAGATGTGTAATTGATCAGTGCAAAAAAGCATACGAAGAGTTGTTAAAATTAGGCGTATCTAAAGAACAAGCAAGGACAATTCTTCCTTTAAATCTTAATACTACATTTATTTGGACGGGAAGTTTGCTAGCATTTATTCATTTATGGAACCTTAGGTTAAAACCGGATGCGCAGCAAGAGACTAGGGAGGTGGCAAGTCAAATGCTAGAAGCTGTGAAAAACATAGAGGGAAATCCCTTTAAGTGGACGTTAAAGGCGTTCGGGTATTAACGTTTGGCGGCTTATCAGTAGGAACTTAATTAAAAAAAACAAATGCAAACACAAAACTTAATAATATGAATAAAGATAATTTGAAACACGAAAAGCAATGTGCTATACACGATGTTAGTTGCAGTTTTTATGATTTTGCTAAGAATTACATTAAGATTAAAGATGGAGCAAATGAACGCTCTTTCAATGATGTAGAACTTAAAGAATTAGAAGAAATGCAACAAATGATGAATAAAGGTTATGAATTACGATTAGTTCATTTGCGGAGAGGTAGCAAGATAATGTGGTGTAAGAAAAATTGCAACTAACGTTTTGCAGATTGGCGTTGTTGCCACAGAATTTAATTAGAAACACCAAACTTAATATTATGACAAAAGTATCAAACGAAGAGCAAAGCAATAACGCCAATGTGCTGTTAGCGGCTGCTGCTTCTTGGTGGAACGGATTAACAGTATTTAAAAGAGAATTATACATTGGTAGGCATTATGCTGATGACACGCCAACAAATGATAAAATCAATACCCTTTACAAAATGTATAATGATTGGTCAAATGATGATTTGGAGCAGGTCAGCAGTTGCCGCTAACTCACATATCCCCGCATTGCGGGGTATTACAATACTGCGAAACAAAAAAAACATGAAAAAGATTTTGATTGCAATTATTCTACTTGTATATTTACAGTCCTGTAGAACACCATCCGAGACTCA